CGCAGTAGAGAGTGACTCGATGAATTTATCAATCTCTTCTTTTGACTCATCTTTGATTGCAATCTTTTCATCTTCGGTTAAGACATATTCGATACACGCACTCAACATATCAAATACTGCGGAGGAACTTGAAGACTCGAGGGAATCTAATTTTGATGCCATAGTATGATAGCTCGGATAAGTCATCTCTACAGATATCTGATCGTTCAACTTAACGACCTTATCTTGCATCTTGCCTTTTATTCCCGCTTTCGTAATATCCAATGATACATCATTCTGCGCTTCACATTCATCACACTTGATTATAATTTCAGTAGATTCACCAACCGACTTTCCTCGGATCTGTGTAAAAATATAATCAATATCAAATGTAGGCAATCTACGAAAATCAATTTCTTCTTGTACGCATGCCTTAATCGTATTTACGATAGCATCCATTACTTGCTTTTTATCTTGACTCTCACTCGCAATCAATAATACCTTCTGCTCTTTTACGAGGAAAGGTCTATATGTAATCTCTTGTTTAGTAGAGGGTACTTCTAGACTGTACCAACTCGATTCATTTACTACTGGAAGTGCCATAATAACTCCTTATGCTAAAATACCAGTCACATCAATTGGCAGTCCTGTTAACCCTGCCGACGCTGTAATCCATCCTTGCCCACCATCGATAGATTGCCAGTTGGTGTACGACATTTGTACACTCAGCTGAACCAATCCATCTAATTCGTTATTTAGTTCTATTGCTTGAATGCTTGTAGGAAACGCATCTATTAAGCGAACAGAATATACACTACTGCCACCAAGACCAAGATTGACCTTAACTGGACCAGCGTTGAATCCGATATTTTTGATGGGTTTTCGTAACTGATGGATTTTAATGTCCTTGGCATATCCGCCAGAACCTTTCTTATATTTAACACCTTGTCCCCTTTCATCTAATATAGTAGACTTCCACTCATCGAAATATTTTTTAATACCATAATCATTCAGCGCATAGAATGTCATTGTTACATCTTCAACAGCATAACCATATGCGACTTTTTGAAATTCCATCCCCACTCTGCGTTCTGCCGTCATAATTTGCTTTCCAGGCAAAGTTGTATTCGCGCAAAGCAGATTTAAGTTTCCCGAACCCAAAGTTCCCGAAGATACTAATTGAAATATCTGTCCTAAAATACCACTCGATCCCTGAAAAGTTGCCGGAAGTTCGACTAAGAATTGATTGCTTCTTGCGAATCCGAGTTTAGAAGATGCCAGTGATTTTAATTGGTCGATACTCATTAGATAGCTTCCCTAGATGCTCTGTATATAGCAGACTGATTTGCCTTTTCCCAAGATGCAGTTGGTAAAAATGTAGCAATCTCCCACTCTGTTGCGGCGACTCGCGCGAACCTCGACTTAACATGCGCTGTTAAATAATGTTTATAGCAAGGTTTGAAATATCTTAGTTTAGAAGATGCTTGAAGCATATTATAAGTCACTTCAAATTTAGTGGTATCATCATATTTTTTGTTATTTGTAATATCCATCAAACCGTCTAAGAATTTTGCCCTTAGAGCAACTGGCAGATAATGAAGGTTAATACCATAGAATCCTTTTGGTGCTGGACCAACTAGAATTGCTAGAGGAAATCTATCATAGAATGGTAAAGTCTCTTTATGCTTTGGGTCATAGAAAAACATATTCATTGATCCTATGAGTGGTCGAGTCGCGAGAGTTATTTCATCTTCAGACATAAGATCACGTCTGTTAATTGACTTTCCTAATGCTTGTGCTTTTTTACGAAACCAATTTTGCGCTTCTTTTGTGCGTGGATTGATTCCTGCTCTAAATGCTTGATACTGTAGGTTTTGGAATAAATTACTCATAGCACTATTTATATCACTTTTTGCGTTTTTTACGATACGGAGATAAAGGTTTCAGTGGTTTGAGTTTACCTTTCTGCTCTTTCATAATCCCCATAGATTTTAATGTATTCTCTGTCCATATTTGAAACTCCCACCCTCTATCGTTTGCATAATCGTTTGCTGCTTGCCATTTATTCATATTCTTCACATAAGTCATCGCCTCTCCAATATATCTACGAGATTTATCGGGACGTTTCGGCGGTTCTGTTTCTTTTGCAGGTTTTATTTCAACAAGAATAGTTTTGCCATCATTAAACGTTATTTTTAAATCTACAAAATATCTGTGATACCTTTTATCTACATCATAGTAATATGGTACAACCGTTTCTTCAGAACTCCAATATTTTATATTAGGATTACTGTCGCACCATAAAAAGCATAGTTTCTCCCAATGTGACCGATAAGTTACTTTATCCGGATCACCTCGATACTTCTTAATATTCTTTGGTCTATACTTTCCTGAATATGCCATTTTTTGATATAAATAGGTTTAGACATTTCTAACGGTTTATTTATAGGCGGATATCAATGGCGGATACATGGGAAATTAAACCCTCATCACTCCCACGTGACGGTGGTAATCCTGGTGGCACTCTCGCATCTGTTGCCAAAGCAAAGGGAACAGTAAACTTGGGCGGATTGAAAAATACTGCTGCAATTTCAGAAAATACTATTGAAGGTGAATATACGACGAACGTCCTCGGAGAAAAATTAAAATATCCTGAAGATCTCGAATCAATAGAAGCATGCCCTGCTAAAATGACTTTCAGCATTTATGAGGTTACATCATACTCACCTGTTCCGGAGAGTAAAGAAGAAATGCTGGCGCTAGGAGAACTTGTAAGAAGATCTGCTTCTAAATCATCGGAAAGTATTGCATCAGAGGCAGGGAATCTTAATGAAAAAAGAGTTGCTGGTGGTACTGCTAAAGATATCACACCGAATGTGGGTAACACTGATGACGCATATAATATTGGTGCTGCAGGAGAGTTCGGTAATATTGGACAATCTAGAGAAGAAAATATAACAAAAAAAATATCTGATGCTGAAATACAAGCAGCAGAAGACTTAGTGGCAAGTGGAAAAAGTGGAGATATACAAGTTACAAAAGTTAAAGGTGCGCCATCCATACAATTATATCTTCCTCCAGGACTTCAATATAATGATGATGTAAATTATAACAATGTTGATTTGGGTCCAGGAGGTGTTGGTGCGATCGCTGCATTACAATCGGGAAGTTCAGTAGCATCTGCTATATCTAAAGGTTTATTTGATGGACTCACCAGTATTTTTAATTTAGCTGCTGGATCTCTTAGTGGTGATGTCGCGAATGTCGCACTAGCAAGAGCGGCAAACAATTTTTTACCAGGAGCATCTCTGAAAGCCGCAGCGACACAAGCATTACAGGTAAACGTGAATCCTAATACAAGAACAATGTTTGATAGACCAAATTTAAGACAGTTTAATTTTGCTTTTAAACTGGTTGCCACTTCTCCTTCAGAAGCGAGACAAATAGAAAAAATAGTAAAGTCTTTTAGAAAATATATGTATCCTGAAGCAATTAAATTGGGACAAGTTCCTATAGGATACAGATTTCCTCCTATGTTCAAAATTGATTTTGATTACAGAGGTTCTAAGGTGGGGATTCCTTCAATCTTACATTGTCACCTTAAATCGGTTCAGGCAAACTACAATCAACAAAGTGGTACTTTTCATGAAGATGGTCAACCAACTGAAGTTGATTTGAATCTTGTATTCTTAGAATATAGAGCCTTAACACAGCAAGATATCGAAAGAGGATACTAATGTTTTATTTTAGAGATTATCCGAGAACAGCATATATCTTCGGAGATCAACTTGAACAAGGTGGGGTGCAAGTTACTTCCGATATATTTCAGGATATAAGTTTATACAGTGAAGTTGTTGATCAAGTAAAAGATAATGTATCGTTTTATTCAAAATATTATATTCAAGAGAATGACAGACCCGATCAGGTTTCTTATAAGTTATATGGAACTACAGTATACCATTGGACGTTTTATTTCATGAATGATCATCTTCGCAAACAGGGTTGGCCACTAACGTTGCAACAACTCGAGAAGCAGATTAAGAGAGATTTTCCCCATAGAGGTTTCACTTCACGAGCAGACCTTACCGACCACTTTCTTCCTGGTCAAGTTGTACGAGGATTGAGAAGCGGAGCAACAGGGACAGTCCTTAGAAGATATCTAGATCTAGGAGTTATCATAGGAGACTTTAATAAAAGTTTTCAAGTTGGCGAAACTGTAGCGAGTGTTGCGAGTGGTGATAGGACTTTGACTTCAAACGTTCAGGCATCATATCCAGAATATCTTGCTCCCCACCATTATGAAAATGCCTCTGGCGAAACTGTAGATATTGATCCATTCTTAGGTCCAGGAGCATTGCTTACAGAGGTGACAAACTACGATAGATATGTTAAGCATAATGATCAGCTAAAAGAGATAATCGTAATTAAACCAGATTTGATCCAGGAAGTTGTTGCTGCATTTAGACAAGCGATCAAGAGTTAATATTTTATGGCACTTCAAGAATCCAACAGTAAAGGATATATCCTAGAAAGTGTCCTGTTAAATTCTAACAGGTTTAAAAAGCCTGTTCAGCTTGTAGAATCTGTAACAGACATAGAAATATTTGAGCATCTGGATAAACCATGGATCACAGCGCAACTTATGTTTGTGGATGCAATGAGGTTGTTTGATAGATTAGATATTAACGGTCATGAATCTTTAACAATTACAGTTAAAAATAGTAATGAAGATGACCCAATAGTAAAAGAATTTATTGTTAATAAAATTATTAGAAGTATAAAGGGGAATGAACAGAATGAAGTCACTGCTTTTCATTTAGTAGAAAAACATGCATACAAGTCTAACCTTATAAATGTTAACAGAGCATATTCTGGATATCCAGATCGCATGATTGGTTCTATCCTTGATGGTTATTTAAATAAAGATCTCCTTGTGAGGTGTTCAAGTATAAATCAATCTAAAATAAAAATGATCATTCCTAATAAAACCCCACTTGATGCAGCGATAATGATAAAGAATAGAACTACGACTAATGAGGGATTGCCTGTTTATATGTTCAGTTCTTTTAATAATGATTATATCACCTTAGCTGATTTGGGGAGGATAATTGATCAACCACCAGTTAATACTAAATCTCCTTTCTTCTATGGACTCACAGAAAATCATACTGAAGTCACAGGATATAGACACATAAAAATATATGATTATAAAATTGCAAATACAGATGAACTTTCTTCTCTCATTGGAAAAGGATTAGTCAATGCAAAATATTCATTTTATGATAGTTTGAGTGGTGATTTTAAAAATTACAATTATGATATTGTTAAAAATGCTGTTGAACACATTCCCGACCTTCCAAATCAAAGTAAAAATTTTCCAGATAATTTAGAAATAGATGACATTAAAATTCAAAATTATTCTTCAAAGCAAATGTCTGCTATACATTCTTCTGGGGCATATGATGACGCGACTGGTAGATTTAAATCATTTCAGGAAGAGTTTGATCCAACAAATCATGAGAAAAAAATTACTGCAAGAAGTCTAAAACATTTGTTAATGAAAACTCCTCTAGACATTAGAGTTCCGGGATCTGGATTCCTTCACAACGATGCTAATACAACTATCGGAAATAAAATTCGTGTATTATTTTTAGGTAATGCTGAATTGACCAAAAGTTTTGTTCCACTCGATTTGAAAAAGAGTGGGGATTACATAATATATGCGGCGAAACATACTATGTCTACAACAAGATATGATATAACTTTTAGCTGTGTAAAATTAAATAGTTTCAACGATGACACATCATTCAAGAGTTTTGGAATATGATAGAAAAACAATTTTATGGTGACGAGACAAGATGGTTTGTCGGAACTATCGTAAATATCAACGACCCTTTACAATTGGGTAGAGTTAGAGTTAGGATATTTGGCGTTCATTCTGATAGGATATCTGACATAGAAGAATCAGATCTTCCTTGGGCTCAGACTGTTTCTCCGATTACAGAAGGTGGTAGTTCTGGTATTGGTACAAATTTGGGTATTAAAGTTCAAGCGCAAGTATATGGTATTTTTTTAGACGGGAAAGAATCTCAGTTGCCTCTGGTCTTGGGTTCTATGCCAAAATATGAGAGAGGTTTATCTAATATACTAATTAGTAATGACCCCAATATACCACAAGGAAGTCAGCATCCTGGATTAGTGGATGCTAAAACAACCGCCAAAAATAAAGAGACAGTTTCTCAAGTAGACACTAAGTATCTTGTTGGTGCTGATAACGTTGAACGTGCTTTTAATTTTTTTGTTACTGATGAAGGTGGTGGATTAACTGCAGAACAGGCATCTGGAATCATAGGTAACTTTTGGGTGGAATCTGGTGCACAAAGTGTCGGCGACTTAAACCCAACTGCTCAATCGGCAGGATCAGAAAGGTCGTTTGGGTTGGCGCAATGGAACTCCGCTCAAGCGGCAGGTAATAGATATGGTAAACTTTTACAGTTTGCTGCTGGAAAAAATTTACCTTGGCAGAGCGTATATTGCCAACTTCTTTTCACTAAGAAAGAATTAAATGATAAATCTTACTATGGGTTAAATCAGCTCAAAAGAGCAAGATCGGTAAAAGATGCAACTAGAATATTCTGTGATAGGTTTGAGAATCCTGCCTTTGATGCTATTCGTGATGATGAAGGTAAAATATTAGAATTCAAATATGATGAAACAGGTAAAAGAAAACTTAGATCACACGAAAGTGCTAGGATTGCTGCGGCAGAAGAAACGTTTAGAAGGTTTCAATAATGGCATATTATTTAGATAAAAATGGAAGAAAGGTAAACTACAAACCATTTCCTGGTGCGAAAAGAATACCTGATCCTGTTACCAGAAACGAATTAACGAATAAATCTTCGCAGGTAAGGCAAGTATCTGAAGCAGAGAAAGCAGAATCGCTTGCACAGTTTCAACAAATCACTAAATTATTTTTAGAAACGCCTCCTGGATCTGAACAGGCAGGTGCGATTGTGTCGGGATTTTTATCTCTTGCTGAATCGGTGAAACCAAGGGGAAAGAAAAAAGACCCAACTCCATCAAAGGTTACAAACAGCGTTCCTGGCATAAACACAGAGGATGAACCATCCTCATCAGATAAAACTGCGATTGATCAACTTACAGGTAAAACTTCCAACTCAAAGACTGTCACAAAACATTTAATTGCTGATGGTAGTCCTCGAGGAATCGAAACTGCTTTGAGGACGCATGTCAGTAACAATGAAAGTGTTATTCGTTCGGCAGTCAAAAAAGCAAATGATGTAGCGAAAGACCCAACTGTAAAAGAAAAGATGAAAGATCTTGGGATACCAGAGTATCAATTTACTGGACTCGTTTCTAAACTTTCTACCAATATTAATACTTTGCTCAAAGAAAATCAAAATGAAACGGTGTTAACTGATGTTAAAAAAGTTGCTGAAAAACAAGCAGTAGAACTTGGAAATCCTTTTGGGTCTATAGATGAAAAAACAGGAA